GATAGATGATCTGAAGCACAAACAATTGTATAAATATTTTCATCATAAAGTTGATTAACAGAAAATTTAGCATTATTATCAAAAATTTTAACAATATTTTTAATACTATCAATTGTTTCATTTCCATATAAAGTTATATTAAATGAAGTGAGATCGCAAACAAAAGTATTTTTGCTTATATTATCAGTATTATAGTTTCCTGATTCATTAAATAGACCTATAAACCATGCAATATCAGCTGTAAGCTCAATTTCTGATTTATCAGATTTAGAAAGATCAAATTCATTTATAGGAAGATATGTTGTCATTCCTTCAATTGGTTTTCTAGTTGTTAAAAGCATATCACCATCTTTTAGATCTTGTGTTTCTATCCATTTATATCCTGTAATACTATCAACAACGGCCATACGATGATTTGGAGTACATTTGAATTCTCCACATTCTGTGTAAATTGTAGATAGCTTTTGTTTTCCTTGAGAGAATATACTATTAACTTTCCTATAACCGGATGATGTTAATACCATATCATCAACATTAATATCGCTTATTTTTTTAAGACCTTTTTTGGTATGAATAAGTGAATCAGCTGGAAGACATTTTTTAGTATTTTTTTGGATATTTATATTATTATTAGTATATGAAGATGATATGTCATAATTTTTAGTAATAAAAGACATATTTTATTATAAGTTAAATTAATAATGATTTTTATATCATTTTTTATTTTTTATAAGTAATATAGAGAAGTGATGAATTTTTTAATATTGATACCACTTATAATATTATTTATGTTTTTTTATTTAAAAGATAATATTGAAACATTTAATACAGATAGTGATATTGGTAAAACAAGTGAAGATATTGGGTCTAGTATTGTATCGGGAGCATCACAGGCAGTAGCTACTATATCTGATACAGCAACTTCAGCAATATCAGAATTACCTACACTGAAATATGATGCTGATGAAATATATAAATCAATGAGTTTATATAATGATTTACCACCATCAACAACTGTAGACGGAATTATAGGACAATCAGGTGCTTCATTGAATGAAGCATCATTAACAGCACAACAAGGATTAGCAGAAAGTAGTTTAAATGGTTATAAAAAAATAACAGATCCTATACCCGTTTCTTATTTACCATATACTGAAACAATTGCGAATGACCCTAAAATACGATCTTATGATTCTGATGTAATTGACACATATGTTAAATTATTAAATAGACAGCCTACAAATGAAGAACTAAATATTAATTCACAGGAGTTATATTATAATGAAATAGATATTGAAATTCTTAAAATGAGACTTATAAATTCTCCAGAATTTGAAATAAATTCTAATATGCAGACAAATGAAGTAAATTCACGTTTATTGACAGCTGTTTCATCTAATAAACTTGTCAAATATTTAATGTCTATTTATAATAATACATTAAATAAAGAGCCTCCGAGAAAAATTCTTCAACCATTAAAAGATTGTTATATACATCTTAGATATAATGATTATCTTTTTATTGCTATGCTTTTAAATAAAAATTATTTTAAATTTGAAACTGATGTTATAGAAACGGCTATCTTATCTAAAGAACTTTTATTAGAATACTTTAATAAATATTTCGTTTTACTTGAACTTAAAAGTAAGGCAAATATAATGAAAAAAGAAGATATTATAAGACGCAAAGCAGCAATTTTAAATGAACCTAATGCTAGTGGAGCTAGTGGAACTAACGGCATGACAGGTAGTAATGGAATAAGTAATTCTAAATCATCTATCGCAAGCTGTCCGTGGGGTACAATAGATACTGAAACATCTATGGGTTCTGAAGAAAATATTAAAAAAATTGTTAAAGATGGTAATAATGTTTTTAATATTAATATAAAATTAAATGATTCTGGGCGTATGTCATCTACACCATATAAAAGAGACGAATCAGGTGATTCGTCGCGTATTTATAATCCTATTGATTATAAACAACATTATAGAGGACAAGCCAATTATGTACCACCAGTATGTACTAGCGCAGGTAATAAAAATATTGTTCAGCCTGTATTTTTAAATAGTAAATTACTATTATCAGCAACTGATCTTGATGAAGCAGCTAATAATACAGGAATGGGTAGTATAATGCCTAAATTTGAATATAAAGAATATGAAGAAATTCCTAGTGGCAAAGTTCCTGTAGCAACTGCTGCTACCGCACCGGTGGTTTAAATTTTTGTAGAGTCTAGAATAATACATATTGTTCGGTCTTTCATATCGTTAAATAATTTATTATCTTCTTTATCAGTATCATTTGATATTTCTAAATCTTGATTATATTCTAATAAAACGCCTAAAAACTCTATTAGTTTTGGAAATACGGATTTAAGCTTTTTATCAGTATTTAATAATTCAGTTTCATTATCATCAATAATAATTCTAAAATTATAAGCAATATCTTTAGTTGCCTTAGGTATAATATCCTTATCTAATTTATTAACCCATTTACCTTCTTCGTTTTTTACTAAACAGAATTTTGTTTTACTGCTTCCTTTTTTTATGTTCTTATTTCTTTCATCGTTATAAATAAGTCTGCCAAAATTTTCCACCATTAATGGTAAGTTATTTTTATTAGGAAGAATAACATTATTAGATAAAACTTTCATAGTATAATTTTGATATGCTAATGGATGAACATTGGGATCACTTTGAAATATATAGGTATTATTAATAATATTGTTATTGTTTGTAATATTATTATTGTTAGTAATGTTATTAGTAATATTGTTAATAGTTGTGGGGTTACAGTCTGGTTCTTTAACTTCTGCTTTACATTTTTTGGTATGTCTGCATTTACTTGATGTACAAGAAAAAATCTTATTACATTTTTGACACTGCGCGGGATTTATAATACCTTTACAAATTTTTTGATGTCTTGTTAAATTAGATTTTGTAGAAAAATGTTTATTACATTTATCACATATGTCATTGTAATCAATATCTTCTTTAACATTTTTTTCATCTATTTTAACATCTCTGTGTTTAATATCAGAATGTAAATTAACATTATTTATTTTATTTGAAGTATAATCGCAATAATCGCATTTATACATCTTTATATATTATATGATATATAATATATCTTTATATAATAATCTTTAAAATGTATAACGAAGAGATTATATAGTATAATTTAAAGATTGATTAGGTATATTTTAAGATTATATAGTATATTTTTAAGATTATTTGGTATATTTTATGTTTTCAAAGAAAACTTAAATTTTTATATGTTATAATATCATATATATATATATATGTATTAATTAGGATTAATATTTTTTATAATGTGTTAAATAAGATTGATAATTATATGATATATGTACTAATTAAGATTATTTATATATTTGATCTATTTATTAACAGTACTATTAATACCAATATAGTGAGCTAATCTTTGTAATTATTATAATATAATTTTATATATTTAGATTATTATAATGATAGTATATTATAATACTAATAATATTTTTACTTACCGTCTACATTTTCTATTGCGGGGGGGGGCGGAAAATATTTGCAATATTATTTTCTTAAAAAAGTTTTAGGTTTAGAATTAAGTTTGAAATAAAACCTCGGTTTCTGACAATCTATAAAGTTCTTTTATTTTTACAAGTTTTATAATGTCTGCATTTATTTGATGTAGTTGAAAATATTCAATTTTTAATTCTTTTCATCTTCAACAAGTTTATAAACAGCATTATATTTTACCATCAGTTCTTTAAATGTATATTCTAAAGCATCAATATATTCATTATCAATAAAATCATTGTCATAATAAGAATGTATCTTATTTATTATAGTATCTATCATACCACTTATTTGATTAAGATCTTCCTCGTTCATATGATCTTTTATATAATAATAAATAAATATAAATATGGAATTATCTATTGTAAAAGAATATGAATTAATATTAGTATTAACATCTATTTCAATACCAATATTAAGAAAATTTTTAAATATGTATTCTTTTAAAATTACAAAAACATTATCACAATCGTTGTTACAATATACAAATTGGAATATAATATTAATATTTATAAATCATTTTTGTAATAACAAGATGTTAAATGTTTTTTTAACAATAAATTCAGCAACAATATTTATAATATACCATATTTTTCATTTTACATCTAAGCATCTTATAATGACTATGCCAAATGTACCTAAATGGTGTACACATACACATATAAACATAGCTAGTTTCTTTGTACATATATTACCTATTTTAATATATGGTCACGATTTTTATAAAAATAAATATGAAATATGTTATAATATGGGTTATAATGTACTTTTATTTAATTTAATTTGGGCTTTTCAGAATTTCTTATCATTTGATCCAGAAAAGGCTTATTTTAAGGTATCTCAAGAAAAGGTATATTATGTATGGTGTTTGCTAATGGTATCTAATATATCAATAGGACATTTATTAGAAACACAAAGATGTATGATATATCTAAAATAAAAAAGTACATAATTTTATTTTTATAAATTTTTAGAACAGTTTAATATATTTTTTAAATTATTTAAATTATGTACTTTTTTAAATATCTAAATATCTAAATATCTAATTATGTAAAAACAATATATATATAATATAGATTATGGATGATTATAAATACATAGGAAATATAAACGACTATATTATAGATGAATTATTAAATGATCCTATAAATCAATATGAAGAAATATTAGAAGACTTAAATAATATTAATTATAATAATATATATGACATAGACTATATTGAAAATAAATTAGAAGCATATGCAGAAAGAATCTCAGCACCAGTAATAGCAAAAAAAAGTCCATCTTCTACTTTGATAAATTCAAATAGAATGTCATTAGAATCACCACAATTAGCAGAATCACCACAATCACCACAATTAGCAGAATCTTTAAAAAAACAAAGAAATACACCTGAAAATAAAAAGAATTCAGATAAAAGAACACCAACCAAACGTAAAAGAACACCAACCAAACGTAAAAGAACACCAAATAATGAATTAGAGAAAGATTCAAAAACGATAATAGTAAATGGGTCACCTATGAATATTGATAATTATAATAAATTATCATCAGAACAATATAATAATTTAGAAACACATAGTCAAAGTCAAAAATTAAGAAATGTAAAAAGAAGATTATTTGGAGGAAATTCAAAAACATTAGAATATGGAACAATGCATCAAAAATATTTGAAGAACTTATATATATATGATAATTATCATGATTTTAATGGAAAATCAGGACCAAATAATATATCAATACCATCAGAATTATTATTAAAATCATTAAAAGGTCATTTAGATACTCTTAAATCATCACATGTAGAAAAAATATTCTTTAATAATGCTTTATTAGATATATTAAAAGAAAACAAAGAATTATTTCAAAAATACCATTATATCAATATTAATAATAATAAAATGTTTTCAAATAATGGTGCAAGTATAGAAGATATTACAACTCCAGTTAAGTTTAAAAGTATTATAAATAATAATTTTAATTTTATTAATAATAAAATAATATATGATGGTATGGTTTCAAAAGGAACATTAAAAATTTATAAAAATATTATTGAACAAACACTAGAATCAGAAATAACTGCTGAAATAATATTTGATCCTATGAATACAAGTATATATGATTATACAAAGATGAAAAAAAAATTAAAAGATATAGAATTATTAAAAAAATATTCTGAAAATACAAATAAAGTATTTAATACAAGTTTAAAAGATATAAATGGTTTGACAAATATAACTGATATTGATATGTTATCAGCATTTAATAAAAAAACAAGAGAATATTTTAATATAGTTTATTACAAAACAAAAAAATCATATTATTCAATAGCATTATTATTAAAAAACAAATCTAGAAAAATATATAATAATAATATAATATCTAATAAATTTTTGAAAATATTACAAAAACCATCAGAAAGCTCATCATATATATATGATGAGATTGATATAAAAATATTTGAAAATAAAAGAGATCAATATATAGCTTTTGATATTGCAGAATTACATATTGGGAAAGAAATAGATTTAATTAATTCTGTAAATAATATTAAAATTATGATCAATATGATAAATGAAAATAAAAAAAAAAACGAATTAAAATCAATAAAGGATTATATAATTAATTATTTATATGAATCTGAATCAGATAAAGAAAATGCTATTGAAATTTTATTTGATTTAAAAAAAGCAGGTGATTATGGTAAAGTATTATTATGTTTTTATAATAATATTAATACAAAAAATAATAAATATTTATTAGCAACAAATGATACATTATGTGCTTTAAATGGTATATTAAGAAAAAATATAAATGTTATATTTGGGACAACAGAAAATAGTGATAAAAGACTTTGTTTTTATTCATGTTGTAACGATAATTATGATTTTGAACATCTTAAAAATATATTAGAATTAACATTTAAAATAAAAATAAAGAAATATATTTAGAAGATAATAAAATAGTATATTCTTTATTTAATGAATTTGATATAATAAAAGAAGTATTTTTTAAAAATATTAATGAACAAAATAAAAAAAAAATTAAACCTGAATAAAATAAAGATA